GACCCCCACTTCATACCGTCCTCTGGAATAAACAATCCGCGGATCATCTTCTTAATATCCGGATCCCGAGCCGGGATCTGCTGGAGGTTGGGGTTCGAGGAAGAAAACCGTCCCGTTACCGTACCGCCCTCGTCCCTGCGGGTGGAGTGCAGTTCCGTATGGATGCGTCCGTTGTGCTCGTGCCGCAGAATGCTGTCGATAAACGTAGCGTCCGCCTTGTCGTATTCCCGTAGTTTAACCAACTGCTGGCATACTTCTGCTGGATGGTTGTTCAACCACGCCTTGGTAAACGACGGAGCTCCGCCTGTGGTCTTACCAGTATCCTCGTTTTCTTTAATCTCGGTCCTTGGGTATTCCATGCCCAGCTTATCGAACATCTTTTGGATTGAAGCAGACGCCCAGATGTCCACCTCCATGCCAGCCGCCTTTTCAATCTTGCCGCGCAGCAGCTTGGATTGTTTGCGGATTAGCTTCTTATTCCGCTCGGCCTTGTCCAGATCCACCCGCACCCCTTGGGTTCGCATGTCCAACATGCAAGGAATCAAACCGTTTTCGATGTCCCAGATATGCCAGAGTTCCTGATCCTCGAGCTCAACCTTGAGAGCCTGCCACAGTTTAAGCGTAGCCACGGCATCCTGCTCGGCATAGGCCCCCACATATTTAGGTGGCAGCTTGTACATCTCTGCCTTGGGATCTACGCCCCATTCCTTGGCGGCAGCTTGCAGCAGCTTCTCGTTCTTACGCAGAGCAACAAAGTCCCGAGCCATAGCATCGAGGCCAAAGGACCAACGGTTTTCATTGACCAACGCGCCAGTAATCATCGTGTCAATAATCCGACCCTTAATTTCTACGCCCTCGGCTCTCATCCACCCCGCATCGTAGGTCGCGTTGTGCATGATTACATTCATATCAGGCACGGACATCTGCTTCTTGAGCCATCGCATGGTAAACTTGGGATCGAGGTTGTGGGAGTTTTCATGGCGGATCGGGAAGTAACCTTTGTACTCCCCCGCTGCCACAGCAATCCCTATGATGTGTCCGTCCTTGCGAGCCCAGCCCGGACCCAAGGTTTTGATGTTGGGATCATATGTCTCCAGATCCACAGCCACTTCTTTGTAACCCGTAAGATCGGGATACTCCGGTGGAATGTTCCAGTCGGCATCGATCAGATCCAACTCGTTTTTAATCTGGTGGTGCAGCGCACTGCCGAATAAGTTATTTTGCATTCTTTGTTCGCATTCTATCTATGATATCCGAAATACTGCTCTTGTCCCGATCCGTGTGCTCCGCCCCCAAGGCACTGTAACCAGCCTTGTCTATCCACGAATCCTCGTGATCTATAGTCTCGATAAGACGTGCACTCTTTACCCAGTCCATCATTAACGCAACATGCGCCGGGGTCACATGACCGTGGCTCTTCATCGCCCCACTAATAATTACATTCCATCCGGTGGCGATCCGAGAGTGATTGTCGTATGCGTCACCATAATCCGTGGCCCTCGGACCATTGATCAGTTCCTTCGCCTCATCTAAAACTTCATCTCGTTTCATGTCGTTATCCTCTAAACAGGTTGCTTTTCCATTGACACACCTTGTCAATATGTGTGTGGCGTGTGGTAGGACGTACCATTCCCACCTTCTCAACCCACCCTAACTTTCGCAGAGATGCCATCATAGCCCCCCAAACATTATGATGGTGAGGGTCTTTCATCCCTTGCGACCTACAAAACGCACAAATCTTTCCGCCCTCAACAAACTCATGCTCGGACAAATACTTTGCTGCGTTGTCGTAGTATTCCTGTTTCCACTCATCGTTCGCATGGACGTAGGCTCGTTCGATTTCAGCTTCGATAAAATCAAAGCGATCTTGCTCATTGGTCATATCGTGTACCTGTACTTATGATTGCTCTGAAGAATGTATAGCGTGTGACGCGCTCGGGTTACGCCAACGTAAAATGCTCGATGCTCATCGTCCGGATGATCGCTGTTCACACACGCCGCCGTCGACATCGTGTACACAACACAGTTGTCGTCCTCCCCGCCCTTCATCGCATGGAATGTGGACAACTTGATCCGAGGCTCCGACATTAAATCATCGCCTCTCCGAGCCATGGCGTCAATGTAATCCTGATCGTCTCGGCCCACGCGCATCACCTCATAGGCGCTCTGCTCTGGCCCAGCCAACAACCCGTACTGAAGCTGCAAGATTTCTATGTCCAGTTCAGCGTCCGGAGCAAGTACGTCCAGCATCTGCGTCGAGCCACGCTTGACTACAGCGTTCTTTCCCTGCTTCGGAACCGCCGAATAGAGGTCCTTGATGCGTTGCAGCCCCACGCTTTTACCAGCACATAGGTCATTCCAAGTGCCCAAGTTCGCCACCAGTTCGAGCGGTATGCTCGGCCTGCCCTTGATTGAATACTTAAACCCAGCCTTTCGAACATGCTTGGCTAACTCGTAAACATATCCGTTAGTTCGAGCCATGATGGTCCACGATCCCTCGTGCAGCGGAACGTCCTCCAGATGATAAACGTATTCGACGTTACCCTCTTCGTCTCGAGCCTTAAATTGTTTGACGTGCCGATCATCAATCCGCTGGGCGATTGTCTTTGCCAGCGCGTGAACCGATCTTGGAATGCGATAGCTTTGAGCCAAAACTTTGACGTTACTCGAGCTTTTGTTAAACTCCTTAACATCAACGCCCGTCCACCTGTGAATGGCCTGATCATCATCCCCAGCAATATAAACCTTCTCTGACTTCTCCGCTATCTTCTCCGCCATGCGCCACTGCAATGGGGTGAAGTCTTGAGCCTCGTCGATAAACAAATAGTCGAGGTTCGGTGGGATCCCCAGCGTAATGTACTTCTCGATCATATCCACATAGTCGTACTTGCTGGTCGCGGCCTTGTACTCAATAAGCTGCTTGGATAACTGCTCCAGCTTGGGAAAGAACAAATCCCTGTCGCCCTCCTGATTGAACTCCGTGTCCAAATCAATCATGCGTAGCCGAGCTCGGTTCTCAAGCTGTAGGTACTTGGACCCCGATCCTCCGAGCGTGGGCAGTGACATGCCATCCTCAAGGTTCGTCCGTAACTTACCCTCGAAGGTCAAACCAATCTCGCGCCCGATGTTGTCGTAGTCTTCTTTGTTCATCACGTCTTGGGACTGTAACCCAAGTCCACGAAACCCAAACGAATGGCTCGTCCGCATGTGGGGGAAGTCTTTGGCTTCCAGATTAAACTCAGCGCAGGCTCTTGTTACCATCTCCTCAATAGCCTTGCGCGTAAACGAAATAACCCCCAGTCGAGACGGGTGCGCTCCATTAGCTAACGCCTCTTTAATCTGCTGAATGAGGTAGTATGTTTTACCAGTGCCCGGTGGGCCTAGAACAAGTTCCGCTTTAGGTATCATATTCTTTTCCTCTTGGTCTGCTGTTGACCCAATCCTCGATCTCCGCCAAAACCCAGCGCGAAGCCGAGCGTCGATTATCGTCGGACCCAAGAACAATGGGCTTCGGAAAGTCTTCCGTCATCTGTGCTAACTTGTAGACGTAAGACCGTGATACTCCCAATAGATCGGCAACCTCTCCGACCCGGAGCAATCTGTTAGAATGGGATGTCATTATCTATCTCCTGTACGGGTAATTCTACCTCGTCCTCTTCAAATGCAGGAACCCACCAACAACGTATCTTGGTTCGCTTCCCGCCTCGTTTCATAATATTCTGACTGCCGTTATCACCGCCCATGTCCCTGATCATCTGAATGATCTGAGCTCGGCCCAGCGCAGTAAACCTGCGGTGGTGCAGATATTCCAGCAGCCCCTCGATCTTAAACTTGGTTACGCCGTCATCGGTCCACGGCTTGCCCATCTCGATTTCTTCCGGTGCCATCGCTCGAATGTGGCTCGTGCAGTAAGAAACCAAATGACTCTTGAACTGCCCCGCATACGTCTCTTCCTCCGGTACATCGATGTACGTCGCTTGGCTCATCAAGCTGTTGACCATCTGCTGCCACTTCTGTGCCTTGGTAGTCGGAGGCATAAAGTTGCACTGCTCCATGCAGGCCCGTTGCCAGAGCGTTTGGTTCTGTAGCTGCTCGGTGCTCAACTGAATGCGCAGCCCGTTTACATCCATGAAGTATAACCGCGGCTCAGACAGCATAATCGTCAGGCCACCAACCTGTGGTGCATCCGGAGCATCGTCGCTAATCCCATGCTTTGCCAACACGCAGAGCGCGGGATCGCAGTACGACTTGAACGGCTCATCCTTACAAGTGTACCCCCAGTCTTTCTTCTCATGCTGCTTGATAACCGTCATGACTTCCGTCGAGGGCAGCGGAGGAGAAAACAACGTCCGGTTATATTCTTCCAAGGCATTCTGCCAACTGTCCGGAAACTTCTTCTTGCAGTACACGCCCATAAAAAAGAGCAGCTTGTTGCGCGGCTCACTCTGTGGCCCGTCCGAAAAGATGTTTCGAATACACGGTGGTCCATCATCAAAATGCTTGCGCGTCTGGGTCGTGCTACGAATAGCCTCCAGATCCGATAACAGTACGCTCTTCTTGTCGATAGCCTCCAGAAACTCATCGAGCTCCATCGCTTCGCCCTTCTCATCGAAGCAATACCGCTGGGGCATCTCCGCATCGAAGTAGGGCATGTTGATAAAGTTACCCACGTCCCCGCGCTCGACAATAATCGTGTCTTGCTTCGGGAATATCTCGACCCCACTGTGACCCAGCATGATCGACATCTCGGTCAGATACTCTCGGACCACCGCCGCCTGTTCCCACTCCTTGAGAAACAAATACAGATGCGCCCCACCAGACTTAGATCGACAGTGCAGCAGCGGAAGCTGTAGCTTCTGGATCTTGTCCTGTAACTCTTTCTGGTTCAGATCGTAGACATCAACGTCAATCGCCCCAAACCTACACTTATTCTCTTCGTTGATCGGGATAGCCCCGACCCCCTGCTTGCCATCGATGTGCGCCTGTACTAGCGCCTCGGTTAACGGCTCTCGTATGATCTTGCTTTTGCTGTTTGCCTTGCCGTCCCTGCTTGTTCGTCCAACAGTCGTTGTACCATGAGCATTCTTCGCCCCAGCAAACGCGGCAAGCAGCTTTTTAGATTGTGACATTTACTGCTCCCAAATGAAGTTGGGGGACGGCCTCAGTACCCGTCCCCCGAGGCTACTTAGAACGGAATTTCATCTTCGTCCTTGACCGGGGTATTGGAAGTTGGGTTTCCCTCCTCCGGAGCAGCTTTCACTTCGCCAGCCGCAACACTGTCGCGGAAGGCTTTGGCTTCGAGCATTAGATCGCGGTCCTCGACCAGTCCGATCTTCTCAATAGTGTAATTGAACCACGACCCTTGGTCATTGCTCTCTTCGACAGTGCAAAACTTCCACTGAGTTGCAAACAACGGAGGCAGAACCATCTGGCCTGTCTTCGGATGCTTGATCTTCTGCATGGCAATCTGCGTCTTCCAACGACGGCTGACTTTCAACTGCGATGATTTCATATCGATCACGACAGGTTGAGTAATGCCATCCTTGCCGACAACCAAACAGAAATGCTGATCCGATTTAACCAACTCGTGTCCATTAGGCAGGATCTCCTTGGCCCCATTGCGAGTGGTTTTTTGAAGCACCGGATCAGTGGCTGGGATCTCCCCTTGGAAACCACCACCTTGCTCCCGAGGTATGAACTCGAGGTACTTGGTGGTCTGGAAACAAGGAACGACTGTTATCCCTTCTTCGCCCGTGAACAATTCCATGGTCACGTTATTAAACATGTCCCCCTGCTCTGAGCCTTCGATGTACTGAGCTTCACGCTTCTTAAGTTGTGGCGACATCGCTTGCAAAATACGAATGAACGGGATCTGCATCTCGCTGCTGTCGTATGTTGCGCCTTCACCCGCGAACTCGAGGATGTCGTCCATGACATCTGTGCTTAACTCTGCATTTTTCTTTTTTGCTACGGCACCCATATTACTTCCTCCGGATCTGTGCTGTGTTAGAAATGAACGCCCCGAACAGGTCGAGGTCGATTGGTTTACCATCCGTCACGCGCTCTTTAACAAACGCTTTCAGTGTGGATGGGTGGACGTGGGTCTTGGTTTGAGGATCAAAGCCACGATCTTGCAGCAGACCAACAACGTCCCCCGCAACATTGTCTTCGCCCTTACCAAACGAAACGGTGATATCGTTCTTGATGATGTCATCCAGCCCGTTATCGCGTAACCAACCCAAGGCTTCGTCCTTGCGGTCCTTGGGTATCGAGGCAGACACAATCATCTTGCGCTCGACTACAGCACCGTCCACGTCAAGACGCTCGACGCCCATCTCGTCCATCAGAACAGGAATGTTTTCGACAGACAGCTTGTGCTTCTCTTGCTTGAGTGCCTTTAAGTGTTCCTCCGCATCGCTGATTTGCTGCTCAACATTGCGTAGGGTTCGAACCAGTTGACTTAGCTGCTTTCCGGTTCCAGTATCAACAGACGCTAACGCATCTGATTCGTCGAAGTAGTCTTCAAATATATCGTTCATAAGTTTTTCCTCTTCAGGGTTGATTTATACGGCAGCCTCGTGCTATCCGTACAGAAGACAATAGTGGAGGTATATGATGGATGTCAACTACAATTTTAAACTAAAACCGTTTGACCATCAAAAACAGGCGCTCAATACAGGGTGGGATCGTATTGAGTTTGGGCTGTTCATGGAAATGGGAACAGGTAAATCAAAGGTTCTGATCGACAACATGGGTATGTTGTACCAAGCGGGGCTCATAGACTTCGCCTTGGTCATCGCTCCCAAGGGTGTCTACCGCAACTGGGTAGCCAAAGAAATCCCCGAGCATATGTCCGATGACATCGAGCATCGAGTAATACGATGGGTGTCTTCGCCAAACAAAAAGCAGCAAGAAGAAATGCGGTCAGTCAAGGATCGCTTCGAGGGCCTGACCATCTTTGTTATGAACGTCGAATCGTTCTCCTCGGTCAAAGGTAAAACCGCTGGTGAATGGATGGGTCGTGCGCTAGGCTCGAATGGTCTAATAGCAATCGACGAATCAACCACCATCAAAAACCATAAGGCCAAGCGCACCAAGAACCTGATGA